ATATGGCTGATGGCGCAGCAGTTGGTGCTGACCAAGTTGAGCCGCCACAAGAAGAAGATATGTCAAAAGGATTTAACAAGTACGGTCTTGCTGCTGTGCATAAAGATGGTAGATTCTTTTCAATACAAAACGACAAAATTACAGGCGGTCCCTTTGATAGCATAGAAGAATTACAAAAGCATCAAGAAGAACTTTTAAACAAAGAATCTACTACAGAGGCTTCAGGCTATGAAGGACAAGACGAGCCACACAAACACGAAATTGATATCGATGGAGACTATGATGAAGATAGAGGCATTGATGAAAAAGATTGTGCTGCTATGGAAAAGGCTCTAGAAGCAAAAGGTATTAAGGCTGCTTGTGAACCAAATGAAATGAGACAAGGCGGTATAGTAATACACACTATGTCTGATAGAGATAGTGTCCTTAAAGCACTTAATGCTTCAGACTACGCAGCAGAAAGTGGTATTATGTACAAAGCAGGCGTCAAAAAATATGGTAAAGATGGAATGAAAGCAATTCAAAGTGCTGCTGGCAAGGGTGCAAGTGCTGAAGAAATTGGTGCTATTAAAGATAAACATAACAAGAAAAAAGATGAAAGCACTGTTGCTGAAGGCGGCAACGCTTGGGATTTAGCAGTTACTACAGGAATGGAAATTATTCAAGATTGTGATGATGCTGAAGAATGTATTAAAAGACTTGAAGATGAAATCACAGGTAGCAATGAACCAGACGAATCCTATGCAGACAAAATTTATCAAGATTACATTGAAAAAATTAAAACAGATGGCTTTGATAAAGTAAGACACGAAATTGATAAACAAGAGTTTCACGGTGATATAGCAGGCGATGTTATTGATATGGAAAGCCAAGAAACTGAAGGCAATGAGTTTGCACAAAAAGTAAGACAAATGAAAGCAGCAGGTGCAAAGAAAGGCACTAAGTTTAAAACTTCAGATGGTGAAGAACATACACTAGAAGGTTTAGCAGAATTTATTAAATCTTTTTATGATAAAAACACAGGCACTTTTCCAAAAGGACCAGAAGGTGTTGCTACTATGGTAGGTAAAAAGTTTGGTGAACAGGCCGAACAAGTTGCACGTAAGATGGTAGAAAGAATGGCTCCAGCACAAGAACAAGGCGCAGAAGAACTAGAAAGAATTAAAGAACTAGTTAGATTTTAATACTTTAAGGCTAGACGCAATCAGTTGTTTCTAGCCTTTTTCTTAACTCTTCTTTCAAATCTCTAAAACTTTTTATACTTTCTAATTTTTCCGGATTAGCATTTTTAGCACTTGGCAAATCAAGGTCTTGCCATTCTTGTTCTGTAACATCCTTAGTAATTAATACTTCATACTTGTGTCCATCACCTGAATACAGTTCTACTGTTTCTGTACCTACAGCACCGCGTGCTGCTGCCTCTAGTGTTTTTGCTAACTTTAGCAAACCACTTTTTTCTCCTACAATGTGTGCTGTGGTATTTGGCCCTTTGTGTGGATATACATGTACTCTCATATGTGTGCTATCTCCTCTAGTTTTAATCTTTTGTGCTTCTTAACTGTTACGTATTCTGAATTGTCTTTGTATCCAAGTTTTCCCCAACCCCACAAAATAGGATGATCGTGAAAACTTATTGCGTGTGGTACAACAACATCTAAGTACTTACCATTGCCTGTGCCTAGCGTAACAAAAGTGATATATTCTTTTGGCTTACTTTTGAATACTCTGTAGTTTGCTACAAGTCCACAGAACTCTACTTGTCCTGGCTTCCGCTGTTCTGTGCATACAGGAATAAAGTTTTCACTACGCCATTTGCCAGAGTGCATTAGATCTTGTACTTCACCACCTTCACCAATTGCAGGAACTGCCCCAGCAAGTTTTGCTTCTTGATAGTATACCCAACGGGCATATGATCCTTTGCAATGCTTTAGTGCTGCTTTCCAAAAGGCTGTTTCATTGTGTGCTTTTTCATATGCAAGAGCCCATATAAGTCTACCTAAGTTAATTGCGTGTGCTCTACATAATCCAAATCCACTTAATTCACGTAATGCTAGAAATACATCATTCTTCTTAGGATGATCTCCTACAAGTTGCATGAATTCGTAAATTTTTTCTTCGTTCTTTTTGGCAAATGCTCTACGCCACATGTCTGCTTCATATTGATTGCAACCTAGTATCTCAGATATAAGTTCAATGGCATCATCTTCAAATACTATAGTATCTTCAAATCCGTCCTTGCTCCAATCTTGAAAGAAACTTGCTTTTCGTCTACCTTGTGTAGCAACAGGACGTATTAATGCAGTTCCTAACACACAGTCTGCTCTTGACTTAGGTTGAATTGCTCTAAATAGTCTTTTCATAGCAGGTGATTCTGCCTGTGTTACTCCTAACACATTTCCGCTACATAATAGTTCTGATGTTAATTCATCTTCTTCAGGATAATCTAAAAGGTGTTTATCTGTTATTTCCCATAACTGCGATAGCCCTCTATTAGCAAGTATATCAATCTTAAAGTGTTCTAAATCTTCAATTTCATACTTGTCAAGAAGTATTTGATTTTCTCCGTTTATCAAACTCTTAGGTACTTTCCTATCAAAAATAAGAACACCTCCGCAGTGTTTAGATATGCAACGTTTCTTGCCAATAAGTTTATTTGCTAGACGTTCTGCATCATCTTTAAATTCTGGTACTACTTCTTCTAGTTTAAAGTTACGTTTAAGTTTACCTTCAGCACCAAAACGCTTTGCCGCTTCACGTTTTGCTGACTTTTCTTTGTATGTAACATAGTTTGATACCCTTGCACTTTGACCAGGCCATGTTCTAAATATTCGGTTCATAACTTCTTCCTGTTTCCAATGTGGGAAGTCTAAGTCAATATCTGGTAGGTCATCACGCTTTGGATTCATAAAACGTGATAATGGTATGCGTTCTTGTATTGGATCAACATCTGAAATGCCTAACAGCCAACACAATAAACTGCTGCCTGCCGATCCTCTTGTAATATGTGGGATATCTTTTGTTAAGTCTAGTATTTCAACAACACGTAGAAAGTGTTTTGCGAATCCTAGTTTGGCTATAATCTCTAATTCTTCTGCAAGCCTATCTGCGTAATCTTGTGTTTCAGGTAGTTGCCTAACAAATTTGCTGATGAGAATTTCTAATTCGTTATATCTAGTTTCCATATTCTGCCTCGCTCTTGTTTGCCTATTGCTATATATTTATGAATAGTTATTTTAATGAAAGTAGAGTTTGGATTAATAAAATCAGAAAAATTTAAAAAACTGCTTGACAAGATAAATAAAGTTGCATATAATAACACATATGCATTAGGCATAAATGACATTTTTTTAAACAGGCAAATAAGGAGGCTACAAAATGGCATCATTAGCAGAAATCCGCGCAAAACTAGCGGAACAACAAAATCGCTCATCCGGTAATTCTACTGGTGGCGGAGACAACGCAATTTACCCACATTGGAATATGCAAGAAGGCAAAGAAGCCGTGGTAAGATTCTTACCAGACGGTAACACTGACAACACATTCTTTTGGGTAGAACGTGCGATGATCAAATTACCTTTCGCAGGTGTTAAAGGCGAATCAGACAATCGTAACGTAATTGTACAAGTTCCATGTGTTGAAATGTACAATGACGGTACTACTTGTCCAATCCTAAGTGAAGTACGTCCATGGTTCAAAGACAAAAGTTTAGAAGACATGGGTCGTAAGTATTGGAAAAAGCGTTCATACATTTTCCAAGGCTTTGTTAACGAAGATCCAATTGGTGAAGATTCTACTCCAGAAAATCCAATTAGACGTTTTATAATTGGTCCACAAATTTTCCAAATTATCAAGGGTGCATTAATGGATCCTGAATTGGAAGAGTTGCCAACAGATTATATGCGTGGCGTGGACTTTAGAATTAAGAAAACTTCTAAAGGCGGATATGCTGACTACTCAACATCACAATGGTCACGCAGAGAACGTGCTTTGAGTGATGAGGAAAAAGCAGCAGTTGACTCACACGGATTGTTTAACTTGAATGACTTCCTTCCTAAGAAGCCAGGTGAAGTTGAACTCAAAGTAATGAAAGAAATGTTTGAAGCATCAGTAGATGGCGAAGCATATGATATGGACAGATGGGGACAATACTTCCGTCCAGCAGGCATGAGTCAAGCAACTGGTGATCCAAACAAATCTAAAAGTGCTCCAGCGGCACCAGCAAAAGCAGAGACTGCTCCGGCAGCAACTACTGCTCCTGCTCCAGAAGCAACTCCAGCACCAGCGGCTGAAGCGGCTCCTGCAGAAGGTGGCGATAGCTCAAACAGAGCTCAGGACATTTTAGCGATGATCCGTAATAGACAACAGTAAAGAGTTTATGGGAGTTCCGGCAAAAACCTCCATCCGGTATCCAGCGAGGTCTCCCATTCTTTAACAAAGGAAAGGTAATTATGGCAAAAGCATTTGATATAACTAAATTTAGAAAAAGTCTAACAAAGAGCATAGACGGATTAGGTATTGGATTTAACGATCCTACTGATTGGGTTTCTACAGGAAACCTTGCTCTTAACTATTTGATTAGTGGAGATTTCCACAAAGGTGTGCCGCTAGGTAAAGTAACCGTATTCGCAGGAGAAAGTGGTTCAGGTAAATCATATTTTTGTTCTGCAAATATTGTAAAAGCAGCACAGGAACAAGGCATCTTTGTAGTACTTGTTGACTCTGAGAACGCACTTGATGAATCATGGTTACATGCATTAGGTGTTGACACAAGTGAAGACAAACTTCTCAAGTTAAACATGAGCATGATTGATGATGTTGCTAAGACAGTATCAGAATTCATGAAAGAATATAGAGATATGGCAGACGAAGAACGTCCTAAAGTGTTATTTGTAATTGATAGTTTAGGTATGTTGCTAACACCAACTGATGTTGATCAGTTTGGAAAAGGTGATTTAAAAGGCGACATGGGTCGTAAGCCTAAAGCACTAACAGCACTTGTACGTAACACTGTAAATATGATAGGTAGTTACAATGTAGGTATGGTTTGTACTAATCATACATACGCATCGCAAGATATGTTTGATCCAGATGATAAGATATCAGGTGGTCAAGGCTTTATCTATGCATCAAGTATTGTGGTTGCAATGCGTAAATTAAAACTCAAAGAAGACGAAGATGGCAATAAAGTAACTGATGTACGTGGAATTAGAGCGGCTTGTAAAGTTATGAAGACAAGATTTAACAAACCGTTTGAAAGTGTACAAGTTAAGATTCCGTATGAAACTGGTATGGATCCTTACAGTGGATTGGTTGACTTGTTTGAAGCAAAAGGTTTGCTAAAGAAAGAAGGTAACAGACTTAAATACACTGACCTCAACGGAGAAGCACATCTGGAATACAGAAAAGCATGGGTTGGCGATAAACTTGATATGATTATTAAGGATATTGCTAACAAGCCAGACATTGCAGAAGAAGAAACTATTGAGGAGACAACTGAATCTGTGAACGGAGAGTAAGATATGGAAGCAAACATGATAGCAGATATTTGGAGCGTCTTAAGCGAGAAGATTGCAGAAAAAGACAAACAAGAGGCTGCTCAGGAATACGTTAACACATTACTAGACTACGATATTCCTGAATCAACTCTAGAAGGTATGATGGGTATAGATACATACCTTGATACTGCACTTGAATACGTGCTTGATGACGAACAACAAATAACTGATGACGAGGACGATTGGAACTAGTATGACAAATTGGTATGATAAAGTTTCTAAAGACGTTGCTAATATTCCAGCGGCAATAGCATACTATGAAGCAGAATTACTTGAAGCAAAAAAAGAAACTAACATCTCCGGTCGTATTGAAAAGGCATCGTCTATCATGCCAGCACTTGTTGAAACCCGTTTTGGACAACTTCAAGAAATTGAAGCAATATTAGAATACTTAAACATCGAACTTCGCCGATTACGTGCATCACACTTTAGAAGATATGTTGAAAATTATCAACGTCAATTAAGTTCAAGAGACGCTGAAAAATTCGTAGACGGCGAAGCCGATGTTGTAGATTTTGAAAAAATTATAAATGAATTCGCACTACTGCGTAATAAATGGCTAGGAATAATCAAAGGACTAGACATTAAACAATGGCAATTATCTAACATAGTAAAACTTAGGACTGCTGGTTTAGATGATGCTACACTCTAACACTCAATAATATTTTTCATAATTAACTGCCCATATAAATACTGCTATGAAAACCATAGTATTAGTCACAGGTGGGTTCGATCCCTTACATCCTGGACATATAGAATATTTTAAAGCAGCAAAAGAACTAGGCGATGAACTTCACGTAGGTTTAAATTCAGACGATTGGCTTACACGCAAAAAAGGCAGACCATTTATGAAGTTTGTGGATCGTGTATCTGTTATGCAAGAACTTGCAGTTGTTGACAAAGTGATTAGTTTTGACGATAGCGACGATAGTGCTTGCGGTGCAATATATAAGACATTAGCGACACACGGCGATATTAAAATTGTATTTGCCAACGGCGGCGACAGAACAAATACAACTACACCAGAATACAAAATATACGGCGATACATCGAAAGTTGAATTCGCTTTTGGTGTTGGCGGCACTAACAAAATGAATTCTAGTAGTTGGATATTAGATGAATGGAAGACACAAAAGACTGAAAGGCAATGGGGATATTGGCGAGTTTTAGATGATAATCCAAACGCAGGTTACAAAGTAAAAGAACTTGTAATTTACCCGGGAAAAAGTTTGAGCGACCAAAAACATTTTAAAAGATCAGAAGTATGGACAATTCTTCAAGGCGTTGTAAAAATAAAAACAGAATGGGAAGAAAGAGTTGATGAGATTCATTTAATACCACATGCCTTGCCATATGAAATAGATAAGGAAGTTTGGCATCAAGCAAGTAATCCCGGAGACACAAATGCACACGTATTAGAAATACAATGGGGTAGCGAGTGCATAGAAGAGGATATAGAAAGACGTGAAGACTAATTGGATTTTTCTAAGTAAAGGCAATCAGGATCCTTATATAAACGATTTCGCCAGAGGTTGTGGTGTTCGACCTGTAGACACTAATGCCTTTGATTATGATGTGTCCGATGATCCTATTGTGCTAAGAGGAATACTTAAGAAAAAATGGATACACAAGTGCTGGGAAGATGGCAGAGACTTTTACTATATGGATACAGGTTACTTTGGTAATGAACAAACTCAAAGTAACCCAAACGGTTGGAAGTATTGGCATAGAATAGTAAAAAATGATTTGCAACATAATGATATTGTAAAACGTCCTGCTGATAGATTTCAATCTTTTAAAAGAAAATTCCCCCGGTGGAAAAAAGACGGAAGAAAAATTTTAATTGCAGCACCCGACGAAAAACCAATGAAGTTTTATCAAAAAGACTTAGAACAATGGATTGATGAAACAACTGCTGAATTAAAAAAGCATACCGACAGACCAATAGAAGTAAGATCAAGAAGTAAGAATAGAATAGAGAGAGTTGTTAACGATACTTTACAGCAAGCATTAGATAACGATGTGTATGCACTAGTTACATTTAATTCAAATGCTGCTGTAGAATCAGTATTTCATGGAATACCAGTATTTCCGTTAGCACCTACAAGTGCTGCTTCTCCTGTTGGTTTAAAAGATTTATCTCAAATAGAAAATCCATATTACCCGGATCAAGATAAATTATATGAATGGGGTTGTCATTTAGCCTACGGACAATTTCATGTTAGCGAGCTAAAAACAGGTAAGGCTAGAAGGATATTAGAACAATGAAAGTATTCATAGGATATGATACAAGAGAAGATATTGCATATCAAGTATGCAAACACAGTATTCTTGCAAGAAGCAAAGACGTAGATGTACGTCCTCTCAGGCAGCAAGAACTAAGAGATGCAGGATGGTATACTAGACCTGTAGACAAATTAGCAAGTACAGAATTTACATTTACACGTTTTTTAATTCCAGAACTAACTAACTTTAAAGGCTGGGCTGTGTTTATGGACAGCGATATGATACTAACAACTGATATAAAAGAACTGTTTGATCAAGCAGACGACAAGTATGCTGTTATGTGTGTGCAACATGATTACAAAGTAACTGAAACTACAAAAATGGACGGACAAAAGCAAACTATCTATCCACGTAAGAATTGGAGCTCGATGGTATTATGGAACTGCGGACATCCCAGTAATGCAGTAGTAACACAAGACTTTGTAAACAATGAAGAACTTAATGGTGCATACATGCACAGATTTAGTTGGTTAAAAGATGAAGAAATTGGTAGTATAGATCATACATGGAATTATCTTGTAGGAGTATACAACGATATTGAAAAACCAAAACTTATTCATTACACAGAAGGTGGCCCGTGGTTTGAAAATTACAGAGACTGTGAGTTCCATGCTGAATGGAAAACTGAATTATACAATATGATGGAAGACAAAATTTAATGGCAAACAAACGAAGTTTAGAAGAATCTCTTGTTATTGGTTCAGGTGGCAAATTAACCACAGATCCTCAAGACACTTCTAAACCTCTTGTTGTGAGAGGTGTTATTAAAAAAGATCATGTTAATGCATGTATTAAAGCAGGAAGAGATTTTTACTATATTGACACCGGCTATTTAGGAAACTTTATAAGCAAAGGCAACCCGGGCGGCAAAAAGATATGGCATAGGGTAGTAAAAAATGAAAACCAACATTCTAAAATTAGAAATGTTCCAACTGATAGATGGATAAAACTACTTGAACAAGACCCTAGTTTAGAATGGAAAGGCTGGAAAGAACAAAAAGAAAAAATATTGTTGGTAATGCCAAATCCAAAGGCATGCAAATATTATGGAATAGATTATGATAAGTGGGTAGAAGAAACTACAGCAAAAATTAAGAAGTACAGTAATTTACCTATCGAAGTTAGAATAAAAGGATCTAGATCAGCAAGAATAAAAGAATACACCATATATGATGCACTAGATAGCGGCACGTATGCAACTGTTACTATGAACAGTATGGCGGCAATTGAATCAGTTGTTCACGGAGTTCCTGCATTTGTAAGTGTTCCTTGTGCTGCAAGTCCTTTATCATCAAACAAAATAGAAAATTTATCCACTCCATTCAAACCTAATAAAAAAGTAATTCAACAACAATGTGCTAGTTTGGCTTATGGACAATTTACCATAGAAGAAATTGAAAACGGAACTGCATACGAACTAACGGAAAAATATTCATGAAACTATTATTAAATGATAAAGAAATTGCACACTTTCTTATAAGCAGTATAGACATTAAAAAGAAAATAAAAGAAGAAGTTGCCTATACAGATGATTGGGTAACAGAAGTTACTAATCAATTTGCAGAACGAGATGCTGCACGTAAACGCAGAGCAGAAACAAAATTTGAAGTGTATGTTCCGCTAAGAGAATTTATGGACGATGCAGGTAAGAAAAAATTCTATGAAAAATTAGTGAAAGGTGTTTCAAGAGATACTGAAGCATATGTGAAATCTATCAAATTAGTAAAATCAAAAATCAAAGAAGACATATTTAACGGTGTACACAAAAATATTGAAACGATCATTAAAAGATTAGGCAAAGAAAAAATTCTTGAAAAATACCAACAAAGCAAATATAAAAACTTTGTCAAAGGCACAGGAAATACTCTTACACAAAATCCGCAACTAATGAGACGGAAAGATTTTAAAAGTTTTAAAGAAGATTGTTTAATTAGAAACACAGTAGGCAATGAAGAATTATTAGTTACAAAAATAGATAAAAAATATCCAATGTGGCTGATAGATAGTGGATATACAAACTAACTTGAACCCAATAAAAAATGACATAGA